ATTGATTTGCCGGGCGCTGCGAGCTGCGCCACTGGCACGGGCGGCAGCGCTTCACCACGCCAGAGCTTGCGGCACTGCTCGAGATATTTCTGCTCAAACCGGGTAATGCCCAAGTCGCGAGGGAGCGTTTGCAGGCTCAGGAATCCAGCGGCAGCAGTGGCGTGATAGATCGCTGGGTGAAACCACTTACCGCGCCCCTCCATGCCTGGGTGTGAGTTGCGCAAGGCCTGCGAGTAAGCAACCTCAACGCTTGGCAAGCCAAGACCCTCTGGCGCAAAACACCAGCTCACGAACACGCCAGGCGCGGGCACGAATGCCGATTTGCTCGCGCTGACCATGCGCATACCGTGGCGCAACTGATCCATCGAAGTGATGCCGGAGCGCATGAACTCGGCAATCCACTCGAGCTTTGAGGCATCCATGATTTTCTGGTTTGGCCAGGACTGGCGCCACGCGCCGCACGCTCCTTGCAGCCGGAGGAATAGTTCGTCGATCACCTGCTCGGTTGCAGGATCAATTTCGACGGTCACGGCTGGTGCTGGGCGATAGGCTGGGTCGGTTGTCCGGTTGTGGACCAGATAACCAGCTCGAACAGGACCGCTCACAGGATCACCCCCTTGGACGCCCAACTGCCGGTTGCCTCGGCACCTTCCTCTGACTCTGGCAAATTCCCCTTGGCCCGCTCCCTCACGTACCAGCCAACCAAGCGGTGACACCAACCGGCGGATGTATCTACGGTGCTCTGCTTGGCCACAAACCAGCCGATGAAGCTGCGGATCAGTGCGTCAGAGATATCGGTCGGCTTCACGCCAGCGATCTGAGCCTGGGCGATTAGGTAGCGGACTTCCGGAGCCCAGTCGGCAAACATGGCGAAGCGCTGGCGATCGTCGGTCGACTCCAGGGCCTGATTGTCCTGCTCATCGATTACGTCCGAAATCTCGCGCGGCTGCTGCTGTACGGTTAATTGATGGTTAAGTGACGTATTGGGTGCAGATTTCGCACCCCGTTCGGTCGAATTCTGCACCCCGTTCTGCTGTGATTTGCACCCCGTGCCGTCATCTGCACCCCGTTCAGTCCGGGGTGCAGGATTTGCACCCCGCTTTATCGGTAAGTCATAGACGACTGGGCGTCGGTCATGACGCTCGATGTAAACAGCGGCCAGCGCCTGATTGCCTGTAACGATCAGTTCAGACGCCCTCAACAGCTCAAGCTTGGAACGAACTGTGCGCTCGGAAAGGCCAGTGTCTTCGCTCAGGGTGGTGGCCGAAGGGAACGCCCCGCGTCCGTCAGTACCGGCGTAGTTGGCCAGGCAAAGCAGGACGTGCCGGGCGCTGGAGTCGGAAAGGGTCACGCGTGGGATCTGTAGCGCCCACGACATTGCTTGAACGCTCACAGTGCTACTCCAATCGTTCTACCTGTGTTGCCTTGCTCAGGTCTGATGTGCATAATCTGTCTCGCAAGTTGTAAAGAAGCCGGTCTAGCCACCGGCTTTTTTTTGCCTGAAATTTGGTACTGGATGAATCAACAGCCATACCGCCCTACTGCCCGCCCGTCCCGCCTGAGCGGATAATTCAACTCACGCTGCTGGCATGTGCAGCTGACGTATGAGAGGGAAATGGGCGCTGTTCCTGTGCTCGAAAGCTGCCGTCAGGCATCTCAAGAACGCGGATGTCGCGCTTCGCAGTCAAAGCTTTGTGAATGGCCGGAGCAGTAACCCGAAGAAGCCTGGCGGCTTCGGACTGCCCTTTGTCAGCCACGAACTTGTCGAGGGAAGTCTCAATCATGGGTCGCGCCTCTGTTATAGATGAGGCCGATGTTAACCATCTGTTAATTTTTAATCAATACCGATGGTTTCTTCTTATTTTTAACCGTTGGTATACATTCGCGCGATGACGAAGAAACGCATCCTCCCGCCCGAGCTGCTCGCCGAGTGCGCAGAAGCACACGACTTGTTCCTCTCGAAAAAAAACGAGCTGAAGCTGAGTCAGAAAAAAATCGCTGATGAGGCCGGTATGACTCCGGCTGCCGTGAACCTGTACTTCAAGGGCATAAATCCCCTGAATACGAGATTCGCAGCAGTGCTTTCGCGGATGCTTCAAGAGCCCGTAGAGAGGTTCAGTCCGCGCTTGGCAAAAGAAATTGCGTCGCTGACCAGCGCAGCGAAGCCTGCTGCCTCCCAGTCATCCGTCGATATCGTCCAGCAGATGATTGCCAAACACGGCAAAAATCTGCCCGCTGACGCGCGCCAAAAGATCGCTGATGCGGTTGAGGAAGTAGCTGCCAGCGTCGCCGGAGCAAACATAAAGGGAGCGGATTATTCCCGGCCCGGCTTGGTTGGTGATGAGGTATGGATTGCTCACTACGATGTCCGCGCAGCTATGGGCGGCGGGCAAATACCGAGCGAGTACCCTGAAATGCTTCAAGACATCAGGGTAAGCCCCAAGCATCTTCGCGAGATGGGCGTCACGTTCAAAGAGCACTTCCATCTCAAAATGATAACTGGCTGGGGCCAATCGATGGCGCCCACTATCAAAGATCGCGACCCTCTGCTGGTCGATGTAACGGTCCGGGAATTTACAGGGGACGGGATCTATCTGTTCTCATACGACGAAATGTTGTATGTGAAACGTCTACAGAAGAAAGGCAAGGATCGCTTCAAGATGATTTCAGACAACAAACATCATGACCCAGAGGACATTCGGGTCGACGACACCCACATTCTGGCCCGAGTGATTTACGTATGGAACGGTCAGGCGGTCTGATTTTCGAGGCGCCGCGCATCTAAAATTTGACGCAGAACGATGGAGCGTGAGCTGGTTGCCAAGTGCAATCAAGGTAATATCAGCTTTCAATTCAGGAGGGATGAGCAGTGCGAGGATGTGGACTTTTAATACTGGCTTGCGGAGTTGTAGGCATCATTCTAGCCATGAACATGGATGTATCCGTGGTATCGGGGTTTGGACGGGTGAACAACATAGGGCTCATGTCCGAGCGTCAGAACTATACGATCATTGCTGGATTTATCGCTCTCGGCGGCCTGCTTATCGCACTCATGAGCAAAAAAGCGCAAATCCAAACAGGCGTTCACGGGCCGGAAGCGCAATATCGTAACTGCCCTTTTTGCGCTGAGGCGATCAAAAAGGCGGCAGTTAAATGCAAGCACTGCAGATCTGACGTCGAGCCATTAGAGGATTCCAGTTCGGGAGCGCCTGCTCCTGAGGAAGCGACAGGTGGCTGGACAGTGCGTTATGACTGCGGCAGCGATAGCGAAATGGATGCTGTCAGAAAACGGGTCGCCGACATGCCGGGCATGGTGCTACCAGATGACGGTATGACCGTCGTCACTGGGTTTTTCGCAGAAAAAGAAGACGCAAAAGAGTTCAGGAATCGCTACAGCATGAAAAATGGCGCAAATGGTGAATTGCACTTCCAATTAGCCGGGAGCGTTTAGCGCCGCCATTGACTAAGCCCGCCACCTGAGCGGGCTTTTTATTGAGCATCAGAAAGGTGCAGCCTCCTCTTCCCTCTCATCAATCACCTCGCCGCGTCGATCCTCTAGCGGTGTGGCCTCCCACCTCACGGTGACCGCTCCATCATCCTCGAAGGTTAAATCAAGCTCGTCCGTAGCGGACAGTACGCCAATCACCTCTTCCCACTCCCTGTCTCCGTCCGTATCCAGGCGATGAATCGTCACCCAGCGCTGAATCTGGGCGACTGGATGGTTGATCATTTCCGAAACTCGCAGACCCAAACGTTCTACTCCGGACATCTCAACACGTGTTGATGGTTTAACGCTTCCCATTTCCCGCCCTCAATAACTGTACATACATCCAGTAACGTCAAAATCATAACGCACGCCTCGCGAAAATAAATTAACCATCGGTATTGACCTATAAATATACCGATGGTTAACTGCACCTATCGAAACGAGCTGGCGCTTCAGCAGGCGCCTCTCGGATCGACCACAAGACTGGTGAAGCCGCCAGATAGCACGGGATCAGCGAAGTGATCTCCCAGCCCCGGATAACGGGACCGACTGGACGAAGCTCTTTACAGAGAACGGAATCACCTGTTGGACAGCATCACTGAAGCACCTGGCTCGCCGGGTGCTTTGGGATGACAACCACCGAGTAAAACGTAATGGACACCACCATCGTATGTGGGGCATGGAGAGGCCACCTCGGCCGTGGTCTTGCGCCGCGAGAGTTGCAGTTTTTGTTGTCAGCCGCCCAGGGCTGCACAGCCAAGGAAATCGCCCGCACGTTCGGCATCGCGCCGGGCACGGTCGTTAAGCGGCTGTCGGTCGCCATGTTCAAGCTCGGCGTGAATCGCCAGACAGCGATGATCGCCGAGGCCATGCGCCGACAGATCATTTCCCCGCTCTGCCTGTTGTTCATGTCGGTGATCGTTCTGCACGCAGTGCTGGGCGACGAATCGATGAGGCGCGAGCGAAGAGCCCCCGAGTCACGCCGGGGCGGGTACGAACAGAAGATCAGCCGTAAGGGCTCAGACAAGCTCCGGCCAGTGGCGGCGATCTGCTGAGCAACAGCACCACGTCAGCTTGACGAAAACTGCCCGAACCCTGTCATAGCGCCAGGCTGCATCGGAGTGTGATCTGTTTGCCCTGCAATGGACGGCCCTGTGATGGGAACCGGAGCGGCGGAATGTGGGAGGCGAAAGCCAGTAAGCCGGGCAGCCCAGACCGGACGACAGATCACACCCCGATGCGGATGAGTACACACCGTTAAATCGGCCCCCTGCATCACCCTCCCCTCAATCAAACGACCGCATCGGCAGGTGCCAGGCCAGTCTCACGGCTGGGTTTGGTCACCCGCGCCTGGCATCTGGCCAATGCGGTCAAGGAGCCTCATATGCATCAGACAATCAGCCAGCGTCGTGCAATCCTCGAAGGCCTGCGCCAGCGCTGCAACCTTTCCACTGCTGAGTTTTACGACAAGGTCGGCCGCAAGAACCCTGCAGCTCTGCCGCGCTTCACGGTCGTGCCGAACGGCAATAACGAGTTCGGCATCGTCGAGCGTTCGACCGGCAATGTGCGTGGCGTGCATCGCGGCCACAGCGCGGCGTGCAAAATCGCTGAGCAACTGGAAGCCCAGCCTGTACGTCAGCGGGCGTTCGCCACTCACATGCTGCGCTGGACTGCTGCTATCGCCACCGGCCTGGCGCTCTTCGCGCTCTACGGTGCCAGCTGATGATCAGTCCAGAGCTGAGCACGATTCAGCGCAACAAAGAGCGGTCCGCCATCCTCGATGCTGAGGTGGCTGCGTTCCTCAAGCGCGGCGGCGTGATCGAAACCAAAAGCGGCTTCCCGTTGAAGCCCAAGCCAAAGGAATACGGCCGGATGAGTGCACCGGTCGCGCGCCAGCCTTTACCGCGTCGGCGGACTAAAGAAGCAATGCGGGCCGCAGCGCCGCAAGACGTGATCCAAGACCGCTGCAACGCCCGCGCCGAGCAGGTGGAAGTCATCCGCAAGCTGGCCGAGACGATGACGATCACCGATGTCATGCGAAAGACTGACGTGAGCATCTATAGGCTTCGGAAAATGGCCCGCGTGCACGGCTTCGAATACAAGGCGTTCAGCCCGGCTTCGAACCTCATTCCGTATCAGCACGATCCGGTAGCTGACGCGTTGAACGTGGTCCGGATCAAAGCCGCCCGCGACCGCGGCATATCGCGGAAGGCCGCCGTCGTCGAACTCGGACTGAGTAACACGATGATCAATCGGCTGATTCGTGAACTCAACATCGACTACCCGCTGAAACGAAAATGAGTCGCACCGTTGCAGCTTCATTCGGATAACAAGGTAACGGCTACCACGAGTCATTCGTACCGTATAATTTTGCGATCAGTTCAAACGCGCGCAGTAGATGCCTTTTCAGATAGATACGCGTCTCACCGAAGTAAACAGCAATATCGTCAATGTGTTCGCACCCTCTAGCTTTATCGTTTATTACAAAAGCATTCGGGCTCAGACCTGTCACCACGCAGAATGTGAACTTACCTGAGTCTATAAGGTGCTCTCCACTAGAAATATGGCATACGGCGTTTCGACACGTGCTGACCAAGTCCGTAATATCAGCTATCGACTTAGTCAACTCAATATCATCTGTAAATACAATACGCTTTTCGTCTATACGAGCTTTCTGCATCAAATCATGGAGATTGATCAATAAGTGTGTAAGCGCACTCTCAAACAAAATGCCTGCACTGTTGCCGGTGTTAAATACTCCGCTGTTAAAAATGCTCTCGCACCGATAGATAGATGCCTGAATATCACTACCTCTCATCCAGGCTGAAAAGTTCTTGGTTTTATTTGTCATGGTTTTCCCCTAGTCCGGCTCCGTGCCGGTCATCATCTATAGCTCACCCCCAACCTATTTGCCACCGCCGGAAACGCCCGGCGACGAATACAGTTTCGCCCCCCTTCAACTCAACATCCCACCCAGTGGAATCAAGACCCCGGAGAAACAACCATGTCGAAGCCGACAGACACCAGTGAATTCCTCAACGAACTGAATGGCGGGGCTTTCGCCAGCCAGATCGGCCACGCCCTTTCCGAAGTTGCCGCCGGTGTCGTCGACCACGGCAAAGCCGGGAAGGTGGTCATCACCCTGGACTTCTCCCAGATCGGCGAGTCCAGCCAGGTGAAGATCAAACACAAGCTCGACTACAAGGTGCCGACCAAGCGCGGCACCCGCAGCGAGAACACCAGCCTCGACACGCCAATGCACGTTGGCTCCGGCGGCAACATCACCCTGTTCGCCGAAAAGCACGACCAGCTGTTCACGCGTGACGATGCACCTATCCCACGCCGCGACTGATCACCCTCCCACCAAGCGAGACCTGAAATATGTCCCTCACGAAAGAAGCAATTCAACTGATCACCGACACCGCGCTGATCGCGGACGGCAAGGTCCTGGACACCGTCACGCCCACCATCGTCCTGCCCGAAGGCGCGAAGGTCGTGAACCTCGAGCAATTCGGCGCAGGCCGCAGCCGCTTCCGTGGCACGTTCTCCACCAACTCCTTGGCGGACTTCGCCAAATACGTGTCCGACCGCGCAGTCGCCGACGCAAAAGGCTTCATCAATCAGGACGAAATGACCTGTTCGGTGCTGTTCAACCTGGGCAACGAGGAAGTGCCGGGCCACGCAGATGATCGCGCAGTGCTGAAACTTAAGCCAACCGCTGCCTATCAGGCCGTGCAGGCCATCAGCGGCCGGGCCATGTCGCAGAAGGACATGAGCGACTGGATTGAAGACTGGCACAGCACCCTGTCGGCGGTCGGTGATGACCTGAAGGATATCCCGCTGGCCAAGGCCATCGCCGCCGTGCGCACGATCACGGTCAAGGCATCGTCGGAAAGCGATCACACTGTCAGCGAGACCCGCGCCAGCCGCAGCGCAATGGATGCAATCGAGGCGACCAGCAAGGAAACGTTGCCCACGTCGCTGATCTTCTCGGCCGTGCCGTTTGAAGGCCTGCAGCAGCGCGAAATCATCCTGCGTATCTCGGTCATCACCAGCGGCGCACAGCCGGTGCTGAAACTGCGCTGGGTCGGCGAGGACGTGCAGCGCGAAGAGATCGCGCAAGAGTTCAAATCGGTGCTTGAGGCGAAGGTGGGTGATGCTGCTCAACTGGCGCTGGGTAGCTTCGCCGCCTAAGTAGCGATATCTCCGCGCCACGGATTCAACAAAGCCGATCGTGGCGCTGGAGTTTCACCGCAAGAGCATGCTGATGATTCAGCAGGATCCGGGTGATTACTTGGTGTTACCGGACTAGTCAGATGAACGACCTGACTTTATGGCTCAACTCCTTGCCAGTACAAAATTTGAACAGCGACTTCAAATCATTCTCAGCGGTGTCAACGACCTCCTTTGAGTATTCAGCTAGTCCACTCAAATGGAGAAGGTCATTTTTCCCTGCGAACTCACGCAGCTGACTTAAGCAGTTCGTGACTTCTGCAAGAGCCTCATATGCGTCTTTGGCACGTGAAAACAGAACGCTATCAATAACTGCTAAATCAACCACTGTTTTCTCAAAGACCGCAGTGTGTGCATCGACGATTGGGGAGCCTCCCCTTGAGTCTTTATCGTAGACGTGCACCAAGATGTCACCATACGAAGTGGACTCTACGCGAACGCTTTGAAGTTGTGGATCCTCTAAGAATCTAATGTGCGAGCGTAACGACTTTAGTACCCATGCATTTTTCATGCACTCTTCAGCTATAAGCGTCTTATAGGCCTCGACTTTACGCGTCTTCTCAGACCGCTTTTTAAGATGCTCAACAATCTCTTTAGTTACGAACAGACCGATTGCGCAGAGTACTGTGACAGGGAGATACGGCTCCATCGACCTCAAGAATTCCAAAACTTACTACCCCTCTCTGCAAATGCTCTTCTAGATACGCAACGTAATACCCTATCCCCAACCTATTTGCCACCACCGGACACGGAGGTCGGCGCATGCATGGAGAAACGCCATGAGTCAGTTTTACCTTCAGGACAGCCGGGACCATGCATACGTTGGGGATGGTCTTTCGTTCTGGGCAAAAGACGGAAAGGGCTACGTCACGGATCTGGCCAAGGCCGAGATTTACACCATTGAGCAAGCAACAAGCCATCGCGAGACCGACATCCCGTGGCCAAAGCAATACGTCGATGCCCGTACACGCCTCGGCGTGGACTGTCAGTGCGTAACGCATCTGGAAGCACTTCAGCAGCATCCAGACGCCGACGAGTTTTACATTCAGAAGCCTCAAGCCTGGAATGGCAACAACCTCATCTGGTTTACGACTGACGGCTCTTACACCAGCGACCTGAGCAAAGCCGTAAAGGTACATCGGGCCGACACGATGACGCTGATCGGCACTCCCGGCGGCTGCATTGTCTGGCCCTGCGCTTACGTCGAAGCGCGCTCGCGCCGACTGGTTGAGCGTGATGACGTTTCGATAAAAGAAGCGCTGCGCGGAACTGGAATCAAACTGCCGAAGCCGCGTCGAGCGAGAAAGCAGGTGTTCAACTGTCAGGGCTGCGGTCGATTCATCGCGGTCGCTGAGTGCTACGTTTCTGACTGCCGAAACTGCGGTGCAGATAACCTCCCATAACCCCACCCTCACCTATTGCGCTGAACGCCTCGGCGGGCAGAGGCTGCCCGGAGTAACCATGGAATATGAACTACATCTCGGCGA